GTAGCTGCTACTGTACCTGCACCTGAAACATAACCTGTAAGAACTTTAGCTATAACTGGGGCATTAGTTAAGGTAGTAGCATTACCGACAGAAGTTACATCTCCCGTAAGATTAGCATTGGTAACAACTGTAGCGGCATTACCGACAGAAGTAACCCCTCCTGTTAAATTAGCATTAGTTGTTACATGCCCTGCGGTAAAGCCTGAAGCTGTGCCTGTAATATTAGTAGCTACAAAAGCGGCAGGTGTTCCTAAAGCAGTAGCATTACCAGAGCCGTCTAATATAACAACCTTTTCAGCAGGGTAGGTGCAGATAACTGTTGCGCCAGAGGCTACAGTTATTTTAGTAACCCCTCCAGCGGTAGAATACAGCACCGTATCTCGGCTTAGAGTAGTGCCTGATAAAGTATATGTACCTATCCCTACTTCAGAAGATGTGCCACTTATTATCCTATAATATGTAGTATTCGCATTACCTATAGCTGCAAAGGATTGAAAATTAGTTACCGCCCCCGTTAAAGTTAAAGTTCCAGTACCTGTTGTGCTGGTAGTTTCCTTTACTAAATCTGCAAATACTAAAGCCATATTAAGTTACCGAGAATACGCCATTAGTAGCGTCTAAAGTAATTGTAAACGTATCACCGTTTGTTCCTGACATGACTACGTTTGTACCGTAATCCCAATAGCCTACAGGGTTACTGGTAGTGGAATCCCATAACACAGCATATCTAAATGTAAATCCGGTTGAACTTGCTGTCCAAAGTGTTGGGCTTGCAAGAACTAATTTATAAACCCCAGCAGTATTAGAACTCGAAGTCGTAGTACAAGTATTACCACCTTGTGTGTACCCCCCACCTGTAACTAAATCCGTAGTACCGGGAGTAAACGTAGTATCTGCTACATTGATAGTTAATGCCAATGCTACTTTCCATACATCTGTCGCAGCATTAATGCCTTCAGCTAACGCTTCTGATCCAGAAGTATATTTTGTAAAAGTTGCCATTTATTGAACTCCGCTTATTTTACCGTCCGCACCGCGAACAATTTGTTTAGGTTGAGAAAGTTGAGCCATCATTTCAGCATGTTTTTGCATTGCCATTTCATTTTGCATAGTTGACATCTGAATCATCTGCGCGTAATTATTATTGACCGCTTCTATAAGCCCTGATAATGCGCTAGTAGGTTGTTCATAGCCATCATCGCCCATTTCTATTATGCCTTCTTGTTCCTTAGACGCATTAATCGTCATAGCTGACTGTTTCAAACTGGTTTTGCTACCCATTTCAGCAATCAATACTCTAGTGTCAGAATCAAGTTGAGCTTTCCACTGTTCAAACTGTAATTTCTGAGCTTCAAGTTGTTGCTCAGTTTGGAGTTTAACTTGTTCCATTTGATTTTTAGCTTGAGCATTTTGAACTTCTGCTTGCGCTCTAATCATCTCAGGAGTAGGTGGAGGCGGTGCAGGAGGTTGTGCCGCTTTAGCTTTTTCATTTTGAGCGGCTTGAGCGACAAACTGCTCAAACGAACCCTCGATAGTACGGCCAATCTTAAAGCCCCTAATACCAAACAGTAGCATTTCGCCTAACAAAGGCACTAACTCAGGGTGTTGCTGACCTACAGGAAGAACTTTCTCTAGGAAAGAACTAACTGAAGTCAAGAACTCAACACGGTTTGATTTTTCAGTTTGCTGATCTATTTGAACTAAAGTGTCAGTTTCAATGTCGATATTGAAGTTACGCATTGATTCGTTCTTCAGCATTTCGATAGCTGGCTGAACAAACTGTGCGTCAGGCGTGTACATAATGCCTGATATTTGTACCAAAGTTTCAGCTTGGTACTTAGAACAGATGATTTCAGACTTCATTCTTAAGATGTCACGAGCAAATCGGCTCATGTCATCTTTCATGTTATTCAGTCTAAGTGAAGCAAATTGTGATTTAATTTGTTGTGCTGTTGCGGTTTCGGAGGCGACAGAAGCACCGCGCATGATGTCAGACAAGCCAGTTGTTTCATAAACGATCTGTTTGCAAGACTCACGGGCTTGATACAGTTGTTGCAAAGCGGCAGCCACATCACGCAGAGGCATGAACTGTACAGCACCTTGCAATCCTCCTTTCTCAACAAACGCCGCCCAATTCTTAACAGGGATCAGTACGCCATCGTTGCCTTCCTTCATCAACCGTTCAATAGCGGGTTCATCAGCGGCATAGATACCCATCACCTTCATGGCTTTGGTCAAATGCTTGATTCGGCCTGTTAGGTCGTCTATTTCATCCGCTTGATCTTGGTATAGTAAGAAATCAGCGATAGGAACTAGCGATCCTGACGTAGTTGTTGCAAAGTAAGGCTTAGGGCAGGGGAAGAAATTAGTAAGCTCTAAGGGGTCGTCACGGTGGTCTAAGACAATATCGTAGTTATCAGCTATCCAATAGACGCATTTCTCGGACTTACTCCAGATTTCCCAAACTTCAGCTTTCTTTAATGCTTTAGTCGTTTCTTTCTCGCCATCTTGACGATCAGGCGAATGAGTCAAAGGCACTTGGCTGAATACTTCACCAAAGCGCTCCTCGCCTTCTTCTAGCGACATATAAACGCGTCTAGCTACCCAAGTGACTTCTTCCCACGTTCTTGCAGGTAGGTGGGCAAAATCTTGCCAGTAAACGTAATCGACAGGTGTAGTTTCAGTAGTAATACGCTCAAACTGCTCTGGTGCTTCACCAGCTAACGCGTTCTCATCTAACGATTCGCTAGTGTCTGCGTATTCATCTTCGCCACCAAGAGATTCACCGCCTATTTCTTCATAATTAGTGATCTGAGGTTCAGCTTCCACTGACTCAATGATCGGTTCATACCTGACCCAAGCCACACCACGGCCGGGTAACAAGCGATCATCAACCACATTAGAAATAGTAGCGTGGAAATCAGGATACTGAGTAATTTCATAAGCTAGGACTCGCTCTAATATAGTAGAAGCAACACGGGCTACATCGTTCTGATCTTCAAAACGTCTGGATATTTCAGGATTAGGCGGTTTAGCGTAAATAGCAGGTTTTAACGTCTGTACGTTCGACCAAAAGATATTAAACCGTGCATCAGTCGCCTCGATGTCTTTCCGTTCGTCACGGTAGCGTTTAACGACCTTCTCGCCACGCTCAGTCCACTTCTTAAAGACTTCTTTATAGCGCGATAGTTCATCGTGCCACGGCTGTGCTGATTGTTTATCTTCTGATTCTGCCATCGTGCCGCTCATTTGAAAAGGTTTGCACGATTATACCGTTTTTCTTAATAAAGCAATACTTATATTCTCTTTTTTAGCGCTCTTGTGCTAGATTCCCATAATTCGTTCAAAGTTTGGTCTTGCCAATACTTAACTTTCTTAGTTTTAGGTTCAGGACGCTGTTCACGCCACGCTAGAGCCATATATCTAAATCCGTCCGCAAAATGTGAAGTCCAATCATGCTTAGGTCGGTCATTAAACACCTTCTTATCCAGATTGTACTCCCTTTGGTACTGCGTAAGCGCTTCCATTCCTTCCTTACACTTAGGATCGAACCAACAATCGGCCAAAGTCAGACGCGCCGCCTGAATACCGTCCATCAGACTAACGCTAGGCACAATCCTCGGCCTCCACCCTAACGATCTGAACTGCTCCTCGATAGACCGCCCCGTTTGCAAGCTTTTCGCCTTAGCATCATGGGGTAAATACAGCCATTCACCGTAGTCGTAGCCCCTCCCCTTCAGTACTTCATGGTAATGGCTGATAGGCATACCTGAATTTGAATAGCAATCAATCACCCGTAGCTCACGTCCCACAACCTGATACCACCATATAGCCGTATCATCACTCCAGCCTAAGTCAAGAGCCGCGTAGGTCTTTAGCGAGCGGTCATAACAAGGTTTAACCCTACCTGCTTCAGCCAGTTCAAACATTTCCTTACCATATATCGCCCCCGGTATCGCTGCATCGAAATTACACTCCATTTCCTGTAGCCATGCGTCCTCGCTCAGCTCGTTCTTAAGCTCGGCTAACTCCTCCGCGTCCAGCAGTCCTGACTCAGAAGCCTTCAAGATCAAGGTAAAGCAGTTCGGGTCTTGCTTACCCGCTTCATAACGCTCATAAAAGGCGTTCTTACCTTTCGGTGTTCCGATGATGATCGCCCACCCCTTCCGATCCGCTAACGCTGGGCGGATAACATACGCCCACACGGAGGACTTCCAATCACCATATTCATCCGCGATGATCCCGTCAAAGTACAGTCCCCGTAACCGATCAGGATTATCCGCACCAAACAGTTGTAGCCTAGCCCCATTCGGAAAGTCCAACCGCAGTTCCGATTCGTTCACCTTTATATTAGGTATAGGCTTAGTAAACGTCTTACAGTAATCCCAGATTACTTGTTTCGCTTGAGAGTAGTAAGGACAGATGTAGCCATAACGCCCATCACCGGACACATCCTGACAGGCAGCTCTTATAAGCTCGTTGATGCACGACACAGACTTACCTGCGCGCCTATGCGCCACCACAACCGCCCAGCGTTCCTTTCGATTGTGTAGGGGTTTGAATACATCTCTTGGTCTGTAGGGTAGGGTTACTTTCATTCTTCCCAACCGATCACCAAATTCATAGCCGATCCATCAGCGTTCGTCAGTCCTACCGCCAACCTAGTAGACTCCTTAGCAGTAGCCCAACCGTGGGAGTGTTGCAGGATAGCAAGAGCCGCTTTGGAGTCGCCATTCCGTGCAGCATCTCTTAGTTGCGTTGACGCTTCCACTTCTGCGTCAGCAGCGCCCTTCATGGCGGCTAGTTCTACAGTCGGGTCTAGCTGACACAGTTGCCGATACTCGGAGGGTAACATCCCCGATGCGAGGGCAAGCTTGTCACCTTTCAAACCGA